CTGATTCACCTCACAATTCAGCGGCTCAGTAACCTGGCAGGTAGCAACCCAAACATTACGAGCCATCTTTTGCGTGGTTATAGGGCCATGCTTTGGCGGTAATTCAGGAACACACTCGTTGTAGTCCCATAACCCGAGGCTACCCTTTGCTGGGATGCCGGTTTTGAATTGTTTGGGATCGGAAAGCAGCCAGCCATAACGGCCCGCCGTATAATCACCGAAGGCTTCCTCTGCTTTGGTTATATTCATCATCCTTAATTCCTTATCAACTATAACCGTGGAGTTCTTTGTAAATACAATTCCTCCTGCACCGGTGAATACCCTTTCGGTAGAAAATGTTTCTACCAGATTTACAGAACCGATAATTTGTCCTACCGGTAGATCTTCAGTAAAGCCCAAACCGGCGCCATGGTTCATATTAAATTTATCCCCGAGCCTTATCTGCTCACGTGTATATTTTTTACTGGAATGAACAAGCAGTGGGCCGCGGTATTTCGTATTCCTGGAACGTGTTTCGATTTGTTTGGCGCCTATTACCACCAATGATGCCCATGGTTGAAGGAGAGAGATTACTTTCATTGCTTAAATTTTACTGGTATAATTTTTCCAGGTACATACAGAGGGTGCCGGGGCGTACCATCATTATTAATTTTTAATGCGTATGCATCAGGAAACATTTCAATAAGCACTTGTGACCATTTTGCAGCCTGCTTAAATTTTCCCCAGGCAAAAACAATTTTTTGGCAATGCTTCGCCAAAGCTTCAACCCACTGATCATTTTCACCAATAGGATATTCACAGGCTTGTAACTCCAGGGGATATGGAGTTATCCATCCATAGATATTCGCCATTACAACGCCACCAAAACCCCAGTCGTAGGCAAAGGACATTACCCGTCGAATTGTAGGATCATTATCCCGTTCGTTGGCCGTTGAAGGATTTAGGCCGATGAACATAACGATGCCATTGTCTGCATTCCATACTCGCCATAATGCGTACCGGTAATGCCGTTCAGTACTGAATACGGCGCCGTTACCTTCGAGTTTTATATTGCTCATCTCCATCATTATTATAGTAACGCTGATTGATTTGGATTCATCCATGCTGGCTGCACACCAGGTAGTTCAAACAACTCACCAGGTAACTCATCCGGCTTATCCCATGCCTCTGAAATCTCCACCCATGCTTCCGAGGCCATCCACCTACGCGATCGATGAAGCGCATTGATAAAGCCCAGCGCATGATCGTCGGCCATGTTGTAGCCGTTCCACATCATATTGCCAGCCCACCACTGAGTGCCGCCATGTTTGAAATACTGGCCATTATAGATGATGTGCTGATAAATTGAATCAGTACTGCGTAAGGGTTCCCCGTCCATGGTAATCGTTTCAACATGCAGCATAATATCGCAATCGGTGTAGAAGAAAATAATGGCACAGGCTTTACCAGCCTTCTTACCGTGCGTTGTATTTTCGCAGATGTGCACTTTCATATCAAAAAGGTTTATTTAATTTCTTCACAGGTATACAATGCCTTCGCTGTGATATGATTGATATCAAAACCAAAATCATTGGCGTAGCGAGACCGTGCAGCCTTCTCTGCAGCGGTTTGATCAGCAGCGTCGATATTATAGGCGCTGGCCATCGGGTAGCCTTCGTGTTTGTTATAATTAACCCTGACATAGAAGATCATATCAAAACAATTTTGTCGTGTAGCGAAATCCCTGGAAGCCTTTCATTGGCCATTCGCGTGGCGCTGGTATTACCGGGCCGGTAAACAGAACCCAATTACTCGGAGGAAATGAACGAACCTTACAGTCTGGAGCATCATAAAATTCTTTTGCAACATTTCGTTCATATTGAACCAGGTTACCGCGGTACTGAATGAAGCCCTCAAATATCAAATACACATAGGCTACATCATGAAGGGGTAGATTGGTAAGGCGAAAGTTCCAGATAGCATCATCACGTCGCATATACCTCACAAACATCTTTTCGAATTCGGCATAACTCATCCTTCTATCCCGAAAGAACGCCACTGGTAGGGTTAACGCTATCCCCTCCGGCATTATCGATGGATCCTTCGAGTATCCCGTTTGTGTGATCATTGTTCATCTTCGATTTAAACTTTACAAAAATTGTTGTATCACGAGATGCACTAATTGATAGACCGAGTAGCAGCTGCTCAATCTTTTGCTTTAACTGGCGTTCTCGCGATTTCACTTGTATCTCCCAGGTCCTTCCTAAGACGTCCCATAGAAAAAAACGATGGCGACAAACAAGAGTGTTATAATGATATATTTCAATCCAACCTGTCATACTTCTTTGATTGTAATACCATGAACTTTTTTCATTAACCGCCGCTTCTTTAGATATACCTGAGTGCGGTGCCCTTTCGCATCTTCTACTACCTTTTCACCGGTAGCGCGGATGATGTAAACAAAATCGGCGATGTATTTTAAAGAATGAGTTCCACCCGGGTTAAGTTCATATGGTACCTGCAGCTCGAGTAGACCAATGATGCCCGCTTTCAACATCAACTTTAATTCGCCATAACGATTTGCTTCCTTCTCACTATCGAATACAATCCCATCCACTTCCTTTTTGTTATTCCCATACTTTGATTTCTTCTTTGGCGATGATTCTTCCAGTTGCGGTACAGGCTCCGGGTTATTAACCTTATAACCGCGAATCTTACCGGCCGCCAGCTGTTGCTTGATATACTCTATGGTGATGCCGGTTTTCAAAATGGCAGATCTTCATCTTTTGTATTATCGGCGAATGGCATACGAGGACTATCCTTCAACACCTCCGACATTGGCCGTAAGTTTGGTGCCGGTGATTGTTTAGCTACTGGTGCCGGCTTTGAAAACAAATTCTGATCACTGTCACTCTCCTCCCACTCCTGCGTATCCTTATTCAATTCGAAGTTGATAGTAAGCAGCATGCCGTTACGAGCCTTTGCTATACGCGCCCATCGCCGGTTGCGCAGCGATGCATCATTGGCAATTTCATCTTCATCAGGACCCCACAGGAAGATAACTACATCAGCATCCTGCTCGATCGATCCTGATTCACGCAGATCACTGAGTTGGGGCTGCTTCTTTGTACCGGTTCTTTTTTCAACATCGCGGCTGAGCTGTGATAGAGCAATGATTGGAATGCCTAATTCTTTACCGAGCAATTTCAGGCCGCGGCTTATCTTACTAATTTCCTGTTCCCGGTTCCCTTTGTTATCATCACCACTCATCAGCTGTAGGTAATCCAACAGAATGAGGCCGATATCATGTTTCTTTTTCAGCCGGCGGGCTTTTGCGCGGAGCTTCAAAAGGTTTAACCCTGATTCATCATCAACAAAGATCTTGGTGCCGGCGAGCGTATGAACCCCATCCTTGTATAATCTGGTCATATCCGAGTCTTCCAGCCTACCGGTTTGAATACGATGAAGCATCATCCCGCTTTCGGCAGCCAGCATACGCAATCCCAGCTGCACATCTTCCATTTCAAGTGACCAAATGGCTACAGGTACCGGTTTAAAAGCATTAAGGGCGGCATTACGGGCAAGGCGGAGCGCAAATGATGTTTTCCCTACCGATGGCCTGGCCGCCAGAATTATCAAATCACCAGGTTGCCAACCGCGTGTTGCTCGATCGAGCTTCTCATACCCAGATGGTACACCTGTAATATGGCTATCCTGCTTACGCCATTCTTCAATTCGATCAAGCGTTTTCTTCATCACAGTATCCATCCCCTTAACCTCCCCCTGCACATGCTTACTACCGATACTCATAAGCTGCTCCTCAGCTTCATCCAGCATTTGGAAAACATCTGTAGAGTCTTCGTATGCTTCATCGATCATCTCCATTCCAACCCTGATCAATTCCCGCCCGAGAAACTTTTGAGCGATGATCTTCGCATGACTTTCGAGACTGGCAGCTGAAACCACTTTGTTGGTTAACTGAGTAACATAGTACGGGCCGCCGACCATTTCCAGCTTTTCAAGCCGGCGAAGTTCTTCCACTACCATTTCGATATCCGTTGGTTGACCTTTTTGGTGCAGGGAAACCATACATCGGAAAATATCCTGATGAGCAGAAACGTAAAAAGATTCATCGGTGATAAACTCTAACACCCGATCGATCGCATCAGGAACCATCATTATGGCGCCCAACACTTTTTCTTCCAGGTCTTTGGCCTGCGGTGGAACCTTTCCGTAAACCATCGTTTGGATATCCACGGACCTTTTCCGCCGGTCCTTTTTCTCCTGGGTATGTTTGGTAAGGTCTTTCATTTGATGCCAAGCTTTTTACGGTTTTCAGCCTCTTCAATTTCGCGAGCGGTTGGGCCTGTAGTTACAGGAACATCTCCCACTTTTACTGAGCCATTCTTTTCTCTTATTTTGATCCAGGCACGAAGCGTAAGATTTGCGGATTCATATTTTTTCAATAGCTCTTTGTGATTGTGCATAGACTGAATCACCTCAAGCAATAATGCCTTCCCATTTTCGCCCGGGAAATCTTTTCTCAACTTCAAATACTGGTCGATATTCAATGGCTCCTTCATCTTGTTAACTTTTGCCGCATTCTTTTCAATCCAGCCTTTGAAATTTTTAAATAAAATTTCTTCCTCAGGTGTATGAGTAGGCGCGTCAGCGCCATCGCCTACACCTTCTCCATTATTACCATTATTAACCCTTATTATATTTGTCTCCTCGCTGTCTTTTCGCTGTCCTTTCGTTGTCCCAATCGGTTGGCTCTTTTCTGTCTCCTCATTCCCAGCTAATCCAGTCCTGTTGCGGCTTTTGCTGTCCTTTTTGTTGGCATTTCCGTTTATTTCGTTGTGCTTTTCAAAGTTTACGAGCAGAATCTTCGTAACACCATTTTCTTTTGTCGCGACGACCATCTGTTGGCTACGCAATAATTCAAGGTAATCACTCACTTTAGTCTTACTCCATCCCCACTTTTGTTCCAAAAACCTCAAAGACGCCACTACTTCACCTCTATTCCTCTTAATCAACTTGCCACCTATAATCTGATTATTCTCATCGGTGAATGATGCCATTTGAATTAAGTCCAGCCAGGCCTCGAATCGACTGAACACTCTGTGTTCTTTGAAAAGAAAATGCTCGAATAAGCTCCTCTTAATTGGGATATATCCTTCACTCATTTTCAGGTTCTTAAGGTTTAGGATTTTTAAAAGAGGGGCACGGATTGATTTTAAATAGTTCTCAACTTCGGCATGATGTAAGGCACTCCGAGCCAATCGAAAAACTCCTTCTCACTTTTCCATACAGGCGGTTTCTCAGCCTTAGGTTTAACACAACGCCATATCCTTTTATTGATAACAGCACCATGTACTTCAACACAATCACTAATTCGACGCAGACCGACATCACTACCACACCATCCTTTGCGAAGCCAGCCCTTTGCAATAGTTTCATATGCATAATCGGAACTACCGGTCCTTATAGCATACTGACGGAAATAATCATCAGGATCAGGCATGAATAAGTCCAGGTTAATCCGCTGCGGCAATTCAATCTGCATATACCTACCATCAGGCTTGCCCTTAATTACCTTACCGAGCGATTTAACAACCTGCACATAGTTCTGGCTGATCACTTTTTCAGCAACGGTATCGGTAAAGAAGCTGGCCTGTGCACCATCAACATAATGAGGCTGGCATATAACCTCGATATCTTTCACTTCCGGCTTTTCCCTGCGGATGCTGCCGGCAATATGAACACGATCTGAAAAAGGGAGAAGCTTGCCAACGATGGCCTCTGCCAGTGTATGAGCTTGTTTGAGTATCATGCTGCGATAGTTTTACCAAATGGAATATTTGTTAACTGCCGGCCTTGGTTCACGATCATATACAAACCTTTTTCATCAGTAGTGATCTTCATTGTTTCGATCTTACCAAACTGGTTAATATTCCCTCCTAAGTCAATGATCCAACCTTCCTTTACATTACCATCCGAATATTTATATGGCCTCATTACTCGGCCAACGATCTGATAATACAGCGCCAGCGACATTGTAGAGCGAGCAATTAATACAGCTTCAAGTTCAGGATAATCGAAACCAGTAGTAAGTACTCCCACGTTTATCACACAACGGATTTTGCCAGCTTTAAACTCATTTAGTATTTTGGTTCTCAGTGCGAGTTCGGTTTCTCCAGTGATCACAACCGAACCAGGTATTCCCTTCGCAACCTGCATAGCCTCCTCGATGAGTGCACAGAACACAAGCAGGTTATTTCTCTTTTTCAATAACCGGTTACCATACTCAATGGTGATTTTCGGCATATTGATAGCCCGATAATAAGCACGCATTGATGCGTCAGTGAAATCGGTGCCTGATGAATTCATCGACAGCATGGTGCGATCGATCACGTTGAAGGAGAAATACTTCAGCGGCGCCAGGTGCCCGGCATTAAACAGAATATCATTCTGTACATAATAAAGGACCTTGTTAAATATGCGCGGCGATTGCCTTGTGATGAATCGTAGCTCCGCACCTTCCACGCCGGCAGCCAGTCGATAAGGTGTAGCAGTTAAGCCGAGCACCTTTGTGTGGGACAGCGTATTAATGAAATTCTCATACATTCCCCCGGCAGGATTAACAAGGTGACACTCATCTATTATAATGTTTTTGAATTTCTCGAACAGGTGAATCTTCTTCGCTACACTGCCGATAGTGCAGAAGGTAATATCATCGATGTATTTCATGCCGGCACTCGCAGAGTAAATACCAGCTCGGTAACCATATGAAAGGAACTTTTTAAAGTTCTGCTCCAGAATCTCCTTTGATGGCTGGAACACTACGGTTTTACCGGTTAGCTCCTTGGCTATATTGGCAATAACCACCGATTTACCAGAACCGGTTGGAAGGATCTCGATGCCGTTGTATTTCTTTTTCTTATCATGGAAAAAGTCTACAGCGACATCGATCGCCTCCTGTTGGTATGGTCGCGGCTGGAAACTCATAGCGGCGAATCAAAATCGTCATCGCCTTCTGTTTCCTCAACTGCCTCTTCCATTTCAGTATCGGAGTTATCAGCATCGCCGCCAGAAGTATCAATGGAGAGCTGCTTGGGTTTCTTACGACGTGATCCATCTTTTTTAGAAACCAGTTCTTCTTCCTCATCTTCATCAATATCTGGCACGATATATTTACCTTCTTTATAAAGAGCAACTTCTTCCCTCGCTTTGTCAGCCAACTCCTTCAGTTCATTGTGCCATTTATAAGAAGATAAAGTTGATATATCGATCCACGGCGTAACGAGACTCATACGGCCGCCAACGCAAGCAATATGCTTGCTGCCCATCAAACTGATGCTTTCCATATCCTCTCCACCTTTCACCTTAAACCCGCTAACATGGAATTCAGCAGTTACATCATCGTTATGATGCGTGTCGATATCCTCAATATCCAACCCCTGCAATGAGAATACGCCATATACAGCGGCCATGTGCACACGCAGCTTTCTGAAAATCTCCCGCATATCATCAACGATAATGCCTTTACCATCGACTTTATGTTTATCATAAGGCCCCTTACCCTCGGTAACCTCGTATTTATAATTACAGAAGTCATCGACAATAGCAGCCTCTGTAACTTTATACGGGCGCTTTTTTTCTTCAGTAAGAATATCTTCCATTTCCTTTTCAGTAACCGGGTTTTCTTTTGTACCCTTTTTAGGTCTTGCCATAGTTTATTTTTGAAGGTGATTAATTACTTAATGTTGTATTTCTTCTTCAGCTTCCCTATATCAATGCCTGGCTTCGCCCAAACTGTTGTTTTGGAATTGAGTTTATATTGAACCTTATCTGTTAAATCCAGTGGCTTCGTTTCGTATATGCTTTGGTTGTACCGCACCTTTCTCTGCCTCTGGCGGTCATCTGCTTGCGCCCGGGCGCTATGTTTTTTCTCCTTTTTAGGTTCTTCAATTAGTTCCACCAGAGCTTTCACCAGTTTAACAGGCTTCTTAATTTCTTCGGCCAAACATTCAGGAGCTTTCTGTAACCATTGGCTACAGATGTATTCTATATCTGATACGGATAGTTTCTTTGCCATTATGCACTCTCTTTTATTGCGTCAAACAATGTGGGCAATTTCCTTTTTTGCTCAGCGGCCTTGCAATAGGTGGCGCCATCAAGAAAATAGTTATGGTTAAGCTCGAAGCCTATTCCATATCGGCCTTCCTCAACGGCAATTGATGGCACTGTCATGAGGCCGCCAAAGGGATCGAGTACCTTATCACCCGGATTTGACATTTGTATGATCACACGTTTACCAAGGTCAATTTGCATTGGGCACAAGTGCATCTCTTTTCCTTTCGCATACTGGCTACCATTGAGCGTACGCATGCGGGTAATATCAGTCCAAACTTCATCTGACCAGCTCTGAGGCTGTAACAACATGAAGTCAGTAGGCAGTTTACCTGCAACCTGCAGGGCGTCGCCGATAGCCACGTGATAATCGAAGTCGTATATCTCATTAAGAGACAGGTTCCGAAATATCCTGAACATCTTTTTATGTTCATTGAGCTGTGTAAACTCTTCAGGCGTGATACAACGATCGCCACTTGACCTGGTATAGCCATGGGCATCAACCTGCCATTTAGAAAGTGAGTATTCTTTTTTGCTCTTAACAACAGGCATATCAGCATATCCATTCGATCTATCGGTTGGGGGCTTACGAAACAATAGTAGATACTCAGGCATACCGACGCCCATTTTAGAACCGTCTTTGCATTGTTCAGTGTATCCGAGCCGGTATGTTTGGTTGTTCTCCCTTACAACATCGGTAACAATCGTCTTCATCCCCAGGTACCCGAAACCGTGTTTTGTATAATGTTCAATACACCGAACATGAAATGGATACACAGTTTGAAACCCCAGGCCTGTCATTCCACCAGGAATAATACGATCCTTTACATGTATAGCAGCAATGCGACCTGGCATAAGCGACCGGTACAGCTCTGGTGTGAGGTATTCCATCTGCACAAAAAACTCTTCATTGTTTTCACTGTGACCAAAGTCTGCGATATTCGGGGAGTACTCGTATTGAGTTGAAAACGGAATTGATGTAAGTATCAGGCCAATACTATCGCTTTCCAACCGGCGGGCCTCCAGTACTGCATCATTGTGAACGATAGTATGATGATCGCCTTTTATTTCAATTCTCTCAACTCCTATTCCCCGGGTTAAATGCTTAGCCATAGCCGCATGAGAAAGGCCAAACTCTTTTATAATATCCACCATAATCGCTACCTGTTTTGTGTGTTGTTGCCATTTGCGTTCGAGTGTGCGCCTCACATCCCTTTCGGCTTCAGTGTATATAAGGTCAATACGAACCTGGTGCTGTTGAAGAAACCGGAGCAACCGGTGAATGGATTGAATGAAATCATTGAATTTAAAACCGATACCCAGGTATATTGCCCAATGGCAATGCCTCTGCAGGTTGGTACCAGATCCGATCATAGAAGGCTTACCACCCAACTCAGGAATAATACCTGCAGAGAAGCCGGCTATTATCTTCTCTCTATCTTCTAAATCCTGATTGCCGTACACCGTAGCACAGGAAGGAATAGCTTTTTCAATTGCATTGCGTTCTGATTCGAGGTCGTGCCAAATGATACGGTGCGCTATAAGATCTTCATTGCGTAACTCAAGTAGTTTTATAATACGCGCCGGTAGGCTCTCACGCTTTTCCCTGGCAGAATCTGCCAGACCACAGGCAGTGTTCTTAAATAACCGTCCCTGGCCACTCTTTTCAACGCCGGCAGTACTGTGATCACTGGGTAACTCGTGCCAGCGGATATCGAGTTCTGGTAAAATATATCCTTCATCATCGGCTTCATTGCCGGTAAGGTCTGATGGTTTTGTAACGAATAACGCCCAACTGGCAACCCATAACCAAAACTCTCTTTCCTTATGTTTATGTAGAGTGAGCTTATCTGCTTGCGTACTGTCACGCTTGAAGAATCGCGTTTTCGCCTGACTTACATCCATTACGCCGAGGAAGTCGGCATAGGCCAGCAACTCAATATAATCGTTTGGTGAAGGCGTGGCCGTGGCCACGAACCGGTATTTTACTTTTTCGGTACCCCGTCGGTTGCCGTTCGGACCGCCATCACCGGTGAACAAGCGCATGAATTCACGGAACGTTTTACTACCACCAAAGCCGCGGAGGATGGAGGCCTCATCGAGAGAAACCACATTGAACAACCGTGGGTCGAGTTTACCATCGCGAACAGTCTCGTAATTCGTAATGTAAATACCGGTAGAGCTCGCCTCATCAATTGATCGAATAAACTTCGGGCCATCAGGCCAACCGAGTATATTAATTGCATCATTCTTAAACTCCTGGCGAACACCCAGCGGTGCAATAATAAGTCCCCGGCCACCAGTGAAAAGTAATATGCAACGTAGTGCCTCAAGCTGTGTAACCGTCTTATGGAGACCGAAATTTGCAAAACATGCACGCCTGCCACCTTCGACCATCCATTTCACCATGAGCTTATTATGCTGTTTCAATGCCGGGTTTATCATAGATAAATCGATATTAAACCCGGACTGGTCTGCTAACCGAACCTTTGATTTTAAAAACTCGTGGTATTCTAATTTTGGCTGCATGGCATTTCGATTGAGTGCGGATGAATTACTCAGGTTTGTTATTGACCAGCTTCAATTCAATTTTCCGGGCAGTAAACTTCCTTGCCAGATATTTGGAAACAAAAGAACCAATGCTTTCAGCCTTATACATTTCTTCAATAAATTCCTTGGGAACATTTTCATAGATATATGAAACGCCATTTTTAAACTGAATAAACACTTCTTTACCATTGGTGCCGTAGTAGTCAACGTTAGTTGATGGTTTCCGTTTAATATCGTAACCTACTAGGGTTGGATCGATATTGTATTCTGATACTATAATGCTATACTGTTCCATAATTAAAAAGGTGTTCGATTAAAAGATATTTCCATTCCTGCCTCTGCGATGTGCACGTTCTTGCCTGTGATTTCCTGCACTTCTTTCTTAAACCTTTCTGCGTGGCTATTTCGATCTGATAGGTGGATGAGTACAATGTTGTTTACATGGGTAAGATCGTTTGCCTTTAATAGATCCTTACAGTTGGCAATACTCATGTGGCTCTTAATCACGCGATCGTGCAGGAACTTCGGATTCTCACCGGCAGCCAGGCGTTGATCTAAAATTGTTTGGCAGTAGTTTGCTTCAACGATTACATTAACCAGCCCATTAAACCGGTAAGGGCTGTACACGGTATCAGTAAGAAAAAGAACTGTTCCGCATTCATCGTGCCTGATCAGGTACCCAACAGGCTCAGGTGTATCGTGTACCACTTTAAACGAAACCACTTCAAAAGAGCCAACCATAAATGGCTTATACCAACTAATGCAAGCGTTATGATGTTTATCCGTTCCCATTGCATTATGTTCACCCGGTGTTGCATATACCTTTATTCCTTTTGCCAGTACATCATGAACAGCAGCACAATGATCTCCGTGTGAGTGGGTGATCAGACAGCCAGCAACGCGCCTTAAATCATACTGTAGCGCCTGAATGATCTTTTTGAAGCGAAGCCCGCACTCAATGAGCAGAGCTTCGCCGTTATCGCCTTCCATGATATATGCGTTGCCGTCACTATTTGACCCGACTATTTTTAGGACCATTGTGCACTTTGATAGAGTGATAAAACTGACACTTAACTATTTCACTTAAAGGCCATTGAAGCAGCCATGCCGCCGGACGAACATAAATCCAGCCATGAATTGTCTTTACGACAACCGACTTTCGTTCAGAAGCCAGAGAGCCTATTACACGCAGATCTTTGATCTCGGGACCTTGCTTTATGTTCTTAGAGCTTTCATTAGAACTTCGGCCCCTCCACTGCAGGTTCTGGTTCAGGTTGCTTTTCGTTCTTCTTATCGGTAACAGGATCGGCTGCCGGCTTATCATCCTGCTTCGGTTCCGGTTTCTGATCAAAGCCAATTGTTTCTTTGTTGGCGTTGGCTTCAACTTCAGCTTTAACTTTCTTTTCAGTTGGCAACTCCACAAAATCGATATCCTCAATTTCATCAGCGGTCTTCATGCCCATTGAAAGCTCTGGAGCATATTCATTTGTCCAGAAAGAAGCGGCACGATAGCGGAGCATTTTCTTTGGCATGGTTTTCCACTTGCTGCCATTCTTGCCATACCACCCTTCAGCAATAGCCATTTCAATACTTACAGGAGAAGATTCCAATACCTCGTCAGAATCCTTTAGAGAAGTGTAGGCAATACATTCCCAGTTATCTAATTCAACATTGCCAGATTTTATTTTTCCAAGGTTGGTCATCTTATATTGCAACGTATCATATCTGCCACATGTATTAACAGTTGCAATTAGAAACTTAGAAGACCAGCCCGGGCGCCCGTAAACGATATAGAGGTTCTGCATCACCATCAGGGGGCTAGCGCCTATGCGTGACGCCATTTCCAAAGCAATAAGAACATTGGCCATTGCCTTGTCCTTAGTATTCTTATCGCTAATGCGATACATATCAGGAACCAATTCTGAATTCACAAACACAAGAGCTATACGCTGCATTGTTTCGAATTGAGCTTTATTGAAAAAGTTCAACGTTTCGACCTGTCCTTCTACTTTTAATACTTCTGTTGACATTTTATTAATATTCTTTGTTTACGTTTCTGTTCCGGAATGCATTATGCTCATCCTTTGTTTTAAGCCATTGGAGTGTTGGCCGTTTTTCAGGCATGGTAATAGCAGCTACCAAACCAAGCATTTCATCATAACCTAAACCATCTGCATACTTATCACTGTAGGTTACACACCATCCAGTCCATTTACCATCCCTTTCCTCTTCGAGGAATTCAATCTCTACTTTCATACCGCCTCCTGCATTTGCGCTGAAGCAAACCGGAGCTTCTTATCAGCCGGTGAAACGATCAGATTGATCACCTGGCTTTCAGTCTCAGGAATTTCGGTAACACTCTCGCGGTTATCGAGGAAGATGGGCGCGTAAACGTTATAATGGTTCGATAGCGCGTTTATAATGTCTATTCCAGCCTTCACCCTGCCGGCCGTGTTCAGGTCGCTATACGGTACGCCATTGAGCATGGTTTCACAGCAAGGAATTTCACCGCCTTCAATTGTGTAATCGAACAGTTTGAACTTGACATACTTGAACAGGCCATTTACCCGCTCATTAATCACGCCCATGCGCAGCTTCTCGAACTGCATCAGAAGATTTTCTTCCTGCTCAACGTCCGCCAGTTTCTGCGAAAGATCTCTTTCATCCTGGCCGAGCTTTTCGATGCGGGCATTGGTGGCGGCATTGGTTTCTTTCAGCCCCATGCGTTTATTGAGGTCGGTAAGCAGCGTAGCAAGCTCAGCCTTTCGTTGTTTCGCATCAGCATTTTCTTCAGCAGGCTCTTCTTTAATCAGCGCTTTCTTAGCTTCCAATGATGCGGTGATAGACAATACCTCCTTATTATGCTTCATTACCTCAACCAAACGCACCTCGATCGGTTCAGGCTGAGTAAACTGGGATTGTAATATGTTCAGTGAATTTGTCGCCTCTTCGAGTTCTTTCTGCTTTTTTTCCAGATTCTCAGTGATCTGTTTTAAACAGCCTTCAACCTCTTCTTTGTTACCTTTGGTCTTTGTGCCAGTGGCATTGAGATCATCCAGTTCACGGCGCTTTGCATTGTTGAAGGCAACCAGTTTCTGTTCCCGGTCAGTATCGTAGTTCTTTTTTAAATCAGCCTTACGAGTGTTTATATCGGCCTCGGGCAGAGCCTGTTTACAATGGGGGCACGTATTTTCAGATTCATCGAACTTAAACCCAGGGTACTCAAACTGACGGGCATTGATCACACTAAAATCTTCACGCATTTTAGCGAGGGTGGCATCGTACTTAGTGATACGTTCCTTAGCATCTGCCTTATCTTTTTCCAGCTGCTTAATAGATGTATTCAGGCTGGCTATACGAGCCTGTGCCGCCTCGATATCAGAGCTGGCGTTACGGTCGTGATTCTCGAGCACAACGCGCAGTTTATACTGCAGGTCAGAATGCTGCCGATTAAGGGAATGAATCTCTTTTTGGATAGCTGCCTGATCATCATTAAACTTCTTTTGGGCCGCGTTCTTATTCGATAGCTGCAGATCGATCTCATTCAGTTCTTTGGCAGCGGTATCGATCTGGATCTGCAAGGCATCAAAATCAGGCTCTTCTTCTGGCAGGCTGCGCTTCGCTTCATCGATACGGGCGGGTATATGCTCCAGGTCTTCCTTCAGCTTCTTTTTACGGGCGCCTAATTCTGACCGGTATTCTTTGATGGTTTTCTTACCCATATCATCCAACAGCTTATTTAACTGTCTATCCTGGCCAACAATCTCACGATCGCTAACAGCGCCAGCCATATCGATCAGCGTTTCACGGCGTTTCTGCCAGGGCATAGTTGAGCAGAAATATGATGGATGCGTAATCTTTTTGAAGGTATCAGCACTGAGTATCTTTTCGATCTTTGCATTCCACTCTTTCAACTGACATGGTACGCCATTCCAATAGTAATCATTTTCGTTTCCGGTATAGGTCTTTTCTGTGGCACCTCTTTTTTTCTGGCGTTTCTCGCGATATACATGACGCAACACAGTTTCTTCGCCATCAATTAATAAATGCACTTCAACTTCATGGTCCATTTCGTTAAGGTCAGTTAGAACAGTGTTTTTGATACCGAAAACTTTATCATCGCTACTATTCATTCCGAACAGGCACCAATACCAGGCATCAGCGATCGTAGTCTTACCCGTTGCATTAGCACCGTAGATGTAAGTTTCGTTTTGAAAAGGAATAACCATAGCCGGTATTCCTTTGAAGTTCTTTATGATGAGTTTGAGCAATACTATTTTCATAACTTAGTTTCGTTTTAACAGTGTTTTTTTAATAAGCCCCGGCCGATACACCGGGGCTTATAGTTTCTGTGACTGTACGTGGTTGGAATCATTAATCTACAAGGTCGCCCTGGCCTTCTGCTTCTTCTGCTTTTTCCTCAGTTGCCTCGGCTGCTTTTGTTTCGGGTGCCAGTTCCTGTTGTTCCTGCTCCTGTTGAGCGTTTCTTGGGTCGAGTGTGATATAATTCATATCCTGTATTTAAAGCCGCTCCTTTAGCGGCGGTTTTACTTTTTAGCAACTTGAAAAAACTGTTCAATGGCTTTCTCATCGAATGAGCATTTAAAGCCAATCGCCTCCAATGCTTGTTCAGTAAGCGGAATTGCAACACCAGTAATACCATCGTTATAATAATTAGGTCTCGCCTTCACCTCTGCTTCATCATAGATACCAGCATTGAAAGGGTAATTAGTATAACCAGCTGCTTTTGCCTTCCAAAAGCAAGGCTCCTTACCTGTACCGTGAGCCAGAGAAATGATGATATACTTCATAAATGTTGTTTTAAAAGAACCCCGAGCCCGTTAAACCCGGGGTGTACCTGTAACCTTTATGTGTAGAAAAAGAAGCCTGTTTAAAAAGGCGGTCAGCTCGGGCCGCCTATAACACTAATCAATAACCATTAACCATTAAACCTTATCCTGCGCGACGGCATGGATTCGAACCATGATCAACGGTGTTGGAGACCGTTATGTTAGCCATTACACTACCGAAGCGTTTAAAAGACCGGCAGCAGCTCGGCTACCGATACAGCTATTCAACTACCATAATCAAAACCGTACACAGTATGAGAATCGAACTCATTACATCACTGTGAAAGAGTGACCGCTCACCAATTGCGTTACTGTGCAGTTTGCCAGCACTTACCCGACTGGCTTAGGTGTAAGGCTCTTGTTGACACCAGGAACACTTACTGAAACTTGGAAAACTAATTCGGGGTATTTCCACATACCCACGGTTGTCGTATTAAAGAGCTACATGCAGTTAAACTCGCATGTTTGAATTCGCTAAAACCCTAAATCAAAAAACTTCTTTAAAAGAGCCGAGGCGCATGGCCTGCCCCGGCTTTGATCTGAACCTCATGTTATAATCCGAGAAAAAGAGTTTAAATAAACCAGCCTGAGCGAAACAGGCCGGTTGTTATTGATCGTACCCTTAAATACTAAGTGGGCTGGGCAGGATTCGAACCTGCACCTCTGGTATGTGGCCCCAGCGCTCTACCATTGAGCTACCTTCCCGAAACCCGTACGCGTGGAAACGCCCCGGGCTAACGATTGCTTGCCATATGAAAAAAAGGTTGTTGGCATTAGAGGGACACCGTAAGCGTCGCTGGTATTGCTACCGGTTTGGGGTGCTACACATTTGTGTTGTAGACTGAACCTTTCACCCTGGTTCAATCGGGCAACTTAGAGTATCCATACTGCCAACAATAATTTCAAAGAACTATTCAAATCATTTCACTTATACCACTCTTTCATTCCCTTGTCACCGTATTTCTGCACATACGCTATAATCGCAATACAGGCAAGCGCTGTAATCAATAGTGAAAAGAATATTTCAATCATGATCAGTTGTTAATAATGTCAGCACAAAGATGTTCACGCATTATAATCTCATCGTACGTCACTGGTTCGTGATCTACCGGATCATATTCATGCTCATAACATTCAGCTGTACGAACAGCCCACATGAACAGGGACGCGACAAACATCAGGAGGAAGAACGCGATACCAAAGAAGAACCAGTGAGTTGAATCTGTGATCAGTAAAAGTTTCATACGTTTAGGTTGATAGGGTGAATAATGATTTTGAAAACAGCCTCACCTGGTATAGATATACCGCGAGGAGTACTACATGATTATGAGAAAATACTGCGCTCTTAAAAAAAGATCTTAAAAAGCAGCCGCGGTACGGATTACCAAACGGCCGCCAACCGTCCTGATGCTAATTATATACATCCCTCACTTCGCCACCGGTGACAACGAATGGATTTAAGGTCATTGCCATAACCGGGTGAAGGAGATCGGATAATTTGTGTTTGTTTTGCTCCTGCTCTTCACGAACTTCCTCCCAATCTGTTGTAGTGATCAACTTACATACAGCCTCAGCGAAGAGCTTAGTCATGATGTTGCCCACAGGATACCAGCGACCATTTTTGCGCAGTGTGATGTTCTTCACTTCTTCAAATTGTTTGTTCACCTCATCGTATTTGATGAAAATTTCAAACTCCTGGGCTTCGTGTGGAAACTTCTTTGAGAGGATCATCATGGCATTGGTACGTTAAGGGTTTGGTAATAGGCCGCAGCGGCGCGGTTCTCACAGCCTGTCAGGTTATATACCTGCATGTATGCTTGTAATGCTTCATCTTCTAATGTAATAGGCGTGGCATCCTGGAGAAAAGGGTTCGGCACAATGGCTTCACGATCGGCGTCGTTCATTTCATCCGCATCAGCTTCGGGAAGAATTGCGAAGCATTCAGGATCAAATCCAGATGCCATGTAATAGCCCTCCAACTCATACACATCATGCTTACCACAACCACACTTGCGCGTCTCTACTACTATACATACATCGGTAATATCAGGAACATTACCGCCAAACATAGCAATCAGTATTTGCCAGTAGTATGGCTGCTTCATGCACATCACTCTCATATTAATCGTTTTAAAGTGGTCATTGAGGTAAGCACAGTGTTCTCAAATGGCGCCGGATGGGTTTTTCAATAATACCTTTACTTCTGGCCCAGGTAATTAAGCAGCATCATGGCAGCCACGAAGGCAAAGCCGATCAACTGAGGGTAAAATTTTTTCATGGTATTCTTTTTTGTGGTTAAGATGCAGCCAGTGGACTTTCACCACCCGGTGCATTTCGGCGAATCACGCCTCATCAGTTAACCTTACACGTTCTACCTCTAAGGGCTTTCTTGGTGTTTAAAGAACTTCGGTTTCTCGGCTATTCTCACCTACCTCAACACTCTCCGGAGACTTATTCCGGCAGTCTACAGCGGCGCTTTCCTGGTTAATACCGGTTGCCCGGTTTCGTCTATTAAAGACTCATCAGTTAACCTTTCGGATGAATGTAGTAAGCCTTGTAAGTAGGATATGAATACAGAGTTCCATCATCACAGCTAAGGCAACCTTCATCAGGATCACTATGAGCCGGAATTGTTACATCTTTATCACGTACAAAGCCTAATGCATCTAATTCAGCAGCACGTTCAAAAACAGAATTGTACTTTTTCATATTGGCAAGTTTTGATTTTAGTTAATTTCTACCGCTCTGGCTGATACAACTTTCCCCGCCAGGTTGTGTGATCTCGTAGTTGTATCGATCGCCAGAGCTTCCGACACAGCCGGCACTGTTATACTTACTACGCTGTTATGGTTGGATGACTTGTGAACGATTGTTACTCGGTACGTTTTCATATGGGTGGATTGTTTATGATGCTTGCTTTTTCAAAAGGAATTGTTCGGGTATGGATTCCAACTTATACAGATAGCCGCCGCCAGGACTTCGTTTGAACTCGATGATCTTCTGCTCCCTGGCTTGTCTCAGTTTCTCCCGGGTCCAGTTTGTCAATTCGGTTACCCAGCCCGGACCAACCCACGTTTCTTTTCTTTGCGCAGCCAACAAATCGTTCAGCTTTTTATGGAGGCGCTCAAACTGCACTTTGGTTTCCTGATCCATTTTGAATGGTTTGGTTGGATTACTTTTTGACCGGGTATTGACAATGTGAAAAATTCTTTTATTCTTTGTGACTACTTACCGGTAGTAACCGGTTCTTCTTCCAGTATCTCCTCATCCTTCAGTCCAGTTTCCGCTTTGATAATGATTGTCGCGGAAGGTGCGGTTAAGCGCACTTCGCCTTCATCAATCCACCTCTTTATTGTAAAGACCGAACAATCAAACTCCAATGCCAGCAGGTTTTTAAGCCTTGTACTACCACTAATCGCCTTCTTTGCCTTGTCCGTAAGTTTCATACTTAGTATATTTGTTAAGCATATTTGCAATTCAAATATACGAACAAATTGTTCGAACGAACAAATTGTTCGAACAGAAACATTTCTATTTTTTTCCCTATTTGATTAGATAATTTTTAACAGAAATGCCTACTTTATCAGAAATTTTAAATAAACAATTTCCAACTAGCGGGTTATCAAAGAGTTATTTAGCAACACAATTAGAGGTTAGTGAAAAGACTATTGAGAATTATATAAATGGGAAAAGGGAACCTGAGTTAGAAAAGGTTATTAAACTATCTACGATTCTCGGCTTTCAGTTAAATGAACTTTCCGAACAAAATGTTCCGAAAACAAATAACATCCCACTTGTAAACAATAAATCAAAGGGAGATAAAGATTATGTTGCTCTCTTAGAAAGTAATGACAAGTTCTTTAAACATGAGTATGCGCAGATGATGCTTAGTTTAAAAGAATTAATTGCCCTTTGTAGGAAACAGGAGGCGTTAATAAAATTGAATTTACAACATACGGGAGCAGTTGAGGCTTTGCAGAAGGGAGTGGAGCCGGAGGTAGTTCAAGAACAAATAAACAATCAAATCGCCGATATAGAGCCTTATGAAGAAATGGACATCGACGCTGACAGTCAAGACAAGCCTTAGGCATTTGATTCATGGCAATCAATTATAGCAATAACAATATGTATAGACGGGATAAGGGAATTTTCGAAGCAAAAAAGGCGCGGCCATCATTGCCGTAGATCGGGTACTGGGAAGAACCCTCAGCAAAGCAACTACATGCCGCGCCTATACGGCGCCTGTAGTCACTCTTTTGCTGAATTGAAATTTCCCAGTTTCGATCTGCAAGAGGACTAAAGTCCAATATTTTTTGTCCGGATTTTACCGGTAATAAGACCGCGAAAATAATGATTTGAAGAATCCTAAGGAGAAAAATTTTGGTACAGCATATTTAATGGTTAAGGTGATAGGAATTTGATTATTCTACTGTGGTTTTGCAAAAAGGACAGACAATGAATTTAAGATTAATTAAATACAAGAAAAAATTAAAATCTAGTTAATTGACGGTGATCAACGAAACACATTATACATAATCACACTTGACAAATTGGGATTCCCTTATTGAAGTTCACATTAAACCCAATTATAATAAAATGAAGTTAGTCACGATTCGCTTAACGATTACGTTTGCCCTTGCTTTCGTATTCTCGACAACATCTTTTTGTCAGGATGAATTAGACTCAGCATTAGCAGTAGAAGCTCTAAAGGAAGTATCCATGCCACCCAGAAAATCTACTCCCGTTGCAGTTCAAAGCCAAGACGATTTTAGAGGAATAGGAATTTTCAAGCTAGGTATTGCCACGACTCAAACGTTAAATGATTTTGTAAATAAAAATAACCTTGGTATAAAAGAGTCTGTAAGCCTAATGGATACCTATAAGGCACAATCATCCTATGGAAATACAAACACAGTATTACTACTAAGAAAAAACGAAAAAGATTTTTACTATACGGATCCGAAATATATAGATCATCCCGATGTAAAGGTGTACTATGTAAATTCGTATGAAGTGAGCGGTGTAAAACTTAAGCAACTCTACTTACAATTTTATAAAGACACTTTATATGATTTTGAATGTGATTACTCTGGTGAATTAATTGATGCTATCAAATTAAAATATGGCGAAGGATTAGATAGTAGCAAAACAAAAAAACTACAATGTACTGGTCGCTTAGCAGGGAATTTTGAAGTCGAAGAATCTTATCATTATGAAAAATGGTTTTCAAAGGATAAGAAAATTGAAGCAACGGCCTGTATAGGTGAATATTACAATTCTGAATGCATAAAAAAACCATTAAGTTATTTTATAATTCAAAACCCTAGAATTAACGAAAAAGTAGAAAAAGAGGCAGACAAAATAAAATCTGCCAAAGATGAAAAAAGCAATATTGAGAAAAGAGCAAAGCTTTCTGACTTTTAAATAAGGAATACATCCAAAAGCTTCACCGCTATCACTAAAACCAATCAACAAGAAATACAATCACAAACAGAGCGCACACAGCTTGAACTCCAACATTTGAAATTAGAAATAGCCAATCTGCAGCAGCTCCCTTCGGAGCAAAAACGTACAAGGAGGTTGTCGAGAGCTGCCATATTAATATCGCTATTAACAGTTCTGTTCGAGATATGGAAGACTTTTGTTTTAAAGCCATAAGACAAATATAATGAATAATAAGAAGGCCACAGCTAAGAAGAAAAACGCATCTAAGAGAACTACATATACCCCGGCAATTACAAGGCGGTTTTTAGTTATCATGGAAGAAACCGTAAAGGAAGGCACCTGTGAATCGAATGGGGCATTCCTGGAAAGCATCGGTGAATATAGGCAGAACCTTTACGGTTATTTGGATGGCAGTAGAAATCCAACACTCGAACAACTGGCAACTACCTGCACAAAATACGGCTACTCCCCTACCTGGGTTCTCCTGGGAATGGGAGATAAAAGAATGAAGGCAGGGGATAATAAAAGTATAGAGGCCAGGGTAACGGAGCTGGAAGCTTCTGTGGCCAGGTTGAATAAGTTGATCAAGCTAAAATAATTCACAAGACCGGTAAACCTGGCGGTACAAACTTGATTTCCAATACTCAGTAAGATTGCATAACTTTAAACATCATCGGATTGGTAAGTTAGTACTCCCCTTTTTAATCCTCTATTTTATAAGCAGTTATATTTATACGTTTTCGCAAATGCAACTTTTGGGCCTTTGTGAACGTTATATAAGACATTAAAGATCGTTGAACCCATTAATGGAAAAAAAGAGTGATATAGCACAATTTCTGGCGCCTGCGTTGTATGTCCTGAATAAAGTAGGCTTAAAGCTTGATAAGCATAAGCTTTTTAAAATACTTTATTTCGCGGACAAAAAACATATTGCTACATATGGAAGAACCTTTCTGGAGGATTCATACCTGGCAATGGCTAATGGCCCTGTTCCTTCGCAGCTCTATGATCTGGTAAGAATTACGGAAGGTAAGAGCTTTTTACCTGTGCCTGATTCCTACAAAGAAGAGTTGCAGACTTATATTAAAGCCGAACCTCCTTATAACATATTAGCGCTAAAAGAAGCAGATCTCGATTTCCTTTCTAAAAGTGCCATAAAATTTCTCGATGAATCTATAGAAAACTATAGAACTAAGTCTTTTAAAGAACTAACTAACCTCTCACATGATAATGCCTGGAAAGCAGCTAGGGAAAACACAGAAATGTCAATTATTGAAATAGCAAAAGATGCCGGTGTAAACGGCGAAATGCTAAAATATATAGAGGAGACGATGTAAGAAATGTATAAAGCATCAGACCTTACAATTGGAACAGTTTTCGAATTATTCTATGACACTCAGTCAAAGCCACCCAAATCGAAAATTAGTATAATTGTCGGAATGACAAATGACAAGTCTGAATTTGCTACTGTGTTTATTAACACTACCGTTAATATGCATTTGCTCAACATTCCAGAACTCCAAGCTCTGCAATTGGAAATATCCCCAGGCGCCTCCTATCCATTTTTAAAACATAACTCATTTATTGACTGCTCACAGATATATACCAGGTTTCCAGATTCGTGCATTCGTGAAATAAATGCTGGAAGCGGTCGAATTTTGAGTCAGTTGCCTTCAGCTCACATCCAAAAAGTAATAGAGCTAATAAAAAGTAATGAATCACTTTCCCGGCACAAAACTCAATTATATAATCTTACTTAAAGAACGCCTCACCTTGCATATTCTCTGCATTTTCTTCTGCAGAGATCTTTTTATATCGCAATAGCGTGGCATGCTTCTTAATACCCGCCAGTTGCATGATTATATTGTCGGCAACCCTTAATCGTATAAGTTGAGTTATGAAGAACCTACGCATGGTATGGCAGCTGACCATTTCATATTTCTTAAAGTAGAAATCTTTTCGCTCTCCCCCTTTCGTAAGGAAGTATAAAAACGGCACATCAAATAGCTTTATTCGTTCACATACTTTTTTGATATGGCGGTTAATCTCGGCTTCATGCATCTTTGGTGGTAGCCCATCCCATTTCTTCATGATGTTTCTGATATGTTGATTAATCGGCACCACAACCTTTTTATCGGTTTTTTCTGTAGCAATGATCATAGCATCATGCGTAAAATTTATGTCCTTATTAAGCCTCTTAACATCCGAAACGCGTAAGCCCAGGTACGCACCAATTACAAACCAATCACGCGCAATGTCGTAATTAGGTTCAGGAAGCGCCTCCACATATATTGCATCCATTTCCTGCTGCTTTAATGCAATATCGTCAGTCTCCTCTTGGATCACCCTGAAATCCTCATCCAGGAAGCCAATTGTATTATGGTATTGATAGGTTTTGCTTTTACCTATCTTCATTAGCCGCACCAGGTTCTTTATATGCTGGGCAATGTAATTCATACTCCAATCCTTGTCGTTGCACCACTTGATAAATTCGCGATAGAATTTCATGTCAATGGCTCTCCAACTTAATGCGGTATTATATTGCTCTATGCTATTGAGAGATTGATTATAATTTTTAATAGTCCCTTCGCTGTATCTCTTATTGGTTCGTGGCGTGGTAAGTTTTCCAGATTCCATATCTGCAATGATCAGGCGGCACTGTTTAAAAAACTCCGACTTATCTGGCTTTCTTTTTCCGGTGAGCTCCTCTACCTTTTCTGAGAGCTCCCTGCATGTTAAATGTGCGCCTCCGTACCTTGCCTCCTGGGCGCGCGTTTTTATAAAGTTTTCCAAACTGGACAGCAAAGCATTTATACTTTTATTTTCAGCTATGGTTCCACGATCAAGGCCGGTTACCTCAGCACGCTCAGCACTCTTATTCCACATCGCCGGAAGAATTGTAACACTTAGGCTCTGTTTAAAGGGCCCATCAGAAAGTTGCTTCTTTAAGAATATGTAGGTAGGTTTGTCCGATTTAGGGCGGTCCAAAATAAACATATGGCTATGGGGTTTAGGGACAATATCACGGACAATTTACGGACTTTTTGCTTCTCAAAATATCACATTTAGCCACTTTTGCACACTATTAAAATTCAGCTGAAACCCTTACCAGGACTACATTTGAAGCCAATTCAATGATTTGCAACAATATATCAAATACATGGTTTTGAATCTTGTTCTGGGCACAACAATAAAATTAGGCATTGATAACTACTACGTTATGATGCCTTTTTTATTTTACGGATTTTCTCCGGACGTTTAAAAACTTCTTTAAAACTTTCATTACATAAAAAAGCCCTGGACAGAAACCAGGGCTTTCGATCTTAGTAAGATCCTGCATATTTGGGATAGGCAGGGTCATACTTAATAATTTAAAAAACCTCCCGAGGGGGAGGCTGTACTAATCAAATACCATTAACCATTAAACCTTATCCTATGAAAAACCTAAGATACAAATAAAATCTACTCTAAAGTAGATCACTCTAATGTACTTGCCTGTAAAGTAGATTATATTCACCTTGTGCCACTTATGGCAGGTAAAAAAGTAAATAGAAAGGCATTAACATTAGAAGATCAGCAAAAATTTATCAAAAAAATTGGCGCCCGACTAAAAGAAGTCAGGAAAGGCGCCGGCTATTCTGCGGCATTAGACTTGGCCTATGAAAAAGACCTCCCTCCTGCCCAATATGCCCGGTATGAAGTTGGCAGCAATATGAAAGTTTTAAGTCTGTTTAAGACACTTCATGCCCTCGACATTTCCCCAGCCGAGTTCTTTAAGGATTTCAAATAATAGAATTTCCGAAATTTGCAACCAGCGATTTAAGTCTGTACGGGTGTCAGTGTGGGATTTGAAGGACCGAAATAAGTCTGGCCAACCATCCTCTTAAGATGCCTTTTTTGTTTTTGATTTGAGACTGGCTTTCAGTTTGTCCATGAGGTCTGTCGTGGTTGCGTTATGAACTACTTTCATGGTCTTAGGCGCCTTTCCTTTCGCTTTCGCCTCTATTACTCCCATCAACTTCTCACTGTAAGTATCTTTGTATTCCTCTGGCTTAAATGGCTTGGTTAACTGAGCGACAAGCATGCTGGCCATTTTTAGCTCGTCCTTCTTAACTTCGATATCTGGTATCTGCAGCCCTTTTTCGCTTCGGATCTCATCAGAGAAACGAAGGCGATGCATAACCAATACCTTCCTCATTGTTTTTATTAAGCACAGCCATTCTTTATTATGATATACCAATAATCCCAATCCAACTTTACCCTCGATGGTAAGGGCGTCTCTGAGTAAAGCATATGCCTTCAGCCCAACCTTATCAGGTTCGAGATAATAGGGTTTTTCGTAGTAAACCGCATCGATTTCCTTTTCATCCACAAATTGTAAGATCTCCAAATGATCCAACTTTTCAGGCATCGCCTTAGCAAAATCTGATTCTTCCACGATCACTATGTTACCATGCAGATCATAGCCGCGTACAATATCTTCCTGGCTCAATTCCTTTCCAGTGTTTTCGTTTACCTTTTTGTACCTGACTTTCGCATGGTCCTTTTTATCATATTGTGAAAACGAAATGTTACTTTCTTCAGTCGCGGTATACATGTGCACTGGAATATTAACCAAGCCGAATCCGATCGACCCCTTCCACATTGATCTCATTTTGAATCAATTTTAAAGTTTATTGCACCCGGACAAAATTAACAGGTGCATCAAAATCAATTTTTGTAAGCATCCAAAAGGATGTATGATTCTTGTTAACGAGACGGATATTATCGGTCACCCAAGCGCCTTGGTTGCGTGAATGGAATTCAGCTAAATGTAAGTAAGTACGGCAGTGCTCAATTTCAGAAATGAATTTTCGTTTACCAAAGGCACCTGTTCCGGGCGACAACTCGCAGTTCTGAATAATTTCCCATCCCTCCATAACGCAATCCCTCCAATGAAATTTAAACAAAAATTACACCATGCAAATAAAAAATCCCGCTGATTGAAAACCAGCGGGATCACCCACATTCAGAGGGGAATGAGCGTTAATCAAATATAAGCGACATTAATCATGGCGAATGAATAAACTACTAATCATCTTTTTTTTGTCTCATATGACCATTCCCAATCTTATCTCCTTTAGAAAGAAAATAGTAATAAAACATAGCTTTCGCCATATCAGATAAAGGATCCTTTCCATTAATTAAATTTGATAAATAGGACTTATTCAAACCAGTATCAGCTGCAATATCCTTTAATCTGGTACCAGTAGTGAGCATTTGCCCCTCAATCCATTTATAATTAACGTCCGATACAGGATTGGATATAAATGGAAAAGGATGTGCTAAAACAGTTCCTCCCAAAAAAAACTTATCAAATTCCTTATGGACAATATTTATCAATTCATGATTGGAAAAAGCGTTAATTCCTGGGTAATCAGGCGCAGCCTTTTCCTGAGTTACCTTAATGATAACCTTACTCTGATCATATTCTAAAACTTTAAATTTTAAATAAAAATTCTGCCATAGCACTAATGCTATACGCTCCATTTCGTCTACTTTTTCCTCGGGCATATCTATTAGATAATGCAAACCCTTAATAATATTTTCCATCTTGTGTATATAAAAAGAAGGGGGAGGATTTTCTCCCCCTCTTTCGGTTTAACCTTTTGATACGTAGACCGTAATTATGGTTTCTCCGAATTCACCGGATAGCTTCATTCCGAAAGCTTCTTTAATCTTTATGCCGTTGGGCACATCTTCAATATCCCATCCCCACATCCAATCAACCGTTAAAAGATGGCCATTAGGCAACGACATTGTAAAACCATCAGGGAACTCTTTGCTCATTACGAGCAGATACTTAATTAAGTCGTACATACGTCTTGTGGCATTTATATTCCGGAGCCTACCGGGTTTTTATGTGAAAGAACTGTTGACTCCACTAAAGTACAAATAAGTTTGGTATTACCAAACATTAAGTCTGAATATTTTTAGGTGTTTTATCTGTTTCTTCTGACAGAAAATTTACCTATCTATGCTGCAATGGAAAAGATAGATCAATTACTATTATCACAACATGAATTAGAACATATTGGATTTACCGCCCAATATGTTCCTGCTGAAAAGGAAAAGGATACCATATCATCTGTGTGGTATACACTACCCGTTGAAAATGGAGAATTTCTTTACAATCCTGATACAGTCCCGTATAAATGGTATTTCAGGAGCAGCCAAGAAAAAGTAAGCAAATTATATATTCAAATAGTGGAGCAACTGTATGCAGTACTGGTTTGTTTTAGGGCTGATTTCAATTCGTTGGATGATGAAATAGATTTTGCGTATGAAGATGACGAAGAATAAAATAGAGCAATTGATAAGAGGGCATGTTCGTGACAACCATCAGCTGGAACCTACAGCTTTTCCGGAGACTATTACTGAAATAGATAGCCTCTCTCTTATACTGGCTGATTCATACTGGGAAACACGAAAGAACTCTGAAGTAAAAAGAGACACACAGGCCGGCGTGACTATTCATGATTATGAAGCGTGGGTAAAGTCAGAAATGTTGGAATTGAAAAAAGCTGAACTATATAATTAAAAGCCTCTGTAGAAACAGGGGCCGCTTTAACCAAAACTAACTGTCTATGAGAAAATGTACTGTTACACTTTTTGGGTACCGTAGAAATCAATCTCCTTTAACCAAGTAGCCACATCAAATGAGGGGCACTCTTTTGTAACGCCAGGAAAATCGCGGTGCCCACAAATCACCGCAGCCGGAAACATCGCATGATACTTTTTCAGCAGGGAAATCTGCGAGGTCTTCTGCGCATCTGTCCTGTTGTCGATCGCTTTACCATTTTTATCAACACCACCAATATAACTGATGTGAATACTATGGGCATTATGGCCGCCAACACCATTGCTCACCTGGTCAATCGGCAGAAGATCCACGACAGTACCGTCAGCTTTTATGATATGGTGATAGCCCGGAGACTTCCAGCCATTACCATTTGGTGGAGGTGTTCGCCAGTACTTCTGTATACTTTCCACGGTTGTATTCTGAGGGGTTGCAGTACAGTGAAGTACTATGTGATCGATTGTTCTCATAAAAAGAATTTAACGATTAGACATACGAGCCAGATAATACCATACAGCACGAAAGGCGCCCGGCCGTTATAACCGAAAATTTCAACCTCCCTCCTATCGAGCCAGGCCTTCGGTGGTCGATCTTGTGACACATAATCCCATTCCAATCCACGCCGTAGGTTGAGTGGAATATCAAAGGAGAACTGCCGGTTTGTGAATGCCGCGAATAAATAAATAGCCAGATCGATAAAAGGAAATTGAGACCAGGCAAATTCCGGCTTCACGCTGAAGTAATAAAGGATAAGGGCGAACAATACGTAGGCACTGAGATTGATGCCATGCGCGATTGTCTTATGCTTCAGAATACGGTATGCATCGAGCCGGCTATTGATAAGATTGAATACGGCCAGTGCCACCTGGTTGATCAGGTAGGTGATCACCGTACGTCCTCCATCTGTGGGCTACCAGGCTTAACTACTTCATTACTACCAGCTACCCAACTACCAGCCCAAATTATAATTGCTAACGCCAGTCCAATGACACAGCCTCTACTTGTATTATCCTTTGTGGCGCTGTCAGCTACTAAGTAGGCCCACACCGAAGCTGCAATGAACAATAAAGACAGAATAACGAACACAGTCACGTACACGCCATTCTTGAAGTTACCGCCTACCTGGTGCGAGAATGTACCCAGCAGGATATATGAGATTACAATTGCGGCAAGGCTGCCGAATATTGTTTTTAGCGCAAGGGGCTTGTCTGATTTGTTTGCCATATAATTTGTTTTTGTTAGATTTGAATTCGCGCGTTTCGTGTTAACTATTCCTGGCCTGCCGGTGTGTAACGGTGGGCTTTTTTATATACCTAACTTTGACCTGAACTTGAATAATGTGTACAAACCTGCGCCGGCAATAACTGCCCAAAACAACCATGGCCATTTCTTCAGCCCTTTTACCTGCGCTTCCAATTCGCTTATCCGTTTATCCCTTGCGCTGATAGTAATATCCTTTTCATCAATCTTCCCCTGTAGCTGCTTTTCGCGAGCCTTATCAACAACTGTATAGACCACCTTCTCAATACTGTCTACACATGGTGTGAGTCGCTTCCTGATCTCAAAATCTACAACCTTACGTAATGAGTCAAGGTTGACAGCTGGTGGGCAAGGTTGCTGTAGTGTTGGGTTAAACGTTTCTCGCTGTCTTTTCAGCTGATTGAAAAGACTATCCGCGTAATTCGATACGCCTTTATAAGCAGCCTCATAGGCTTTTGTATCAATAGTATCTTTTACGATTTGGGTTGTTGTGTCTGGCGGGAAATGATCAGCGCAGTAACCAACAGCTGCTGCAGGATGATCGTTCAGCCAGCGGGTAACCTTACTCTCAGTCATGCATGAACTGAAAAATAGGATTGATGTTAAGAGCAATATTCTATTCATATAGTAAAATTATCCCCGGCTCCCTCTACCCGTTATGCCGGGGATATGTTAATTAAACGGTTGGCTCAGTTGCTTCAGGATTGATATCCGCAATAGCCTTTAACTTGTCAGTAGTTGCCTTCAGATCAGCAACTACCGAATCTGCTTCCTCAGCTGACAGCCCGCCACTGATTTGGCCGGCCAATCTTTCCAGGTCAGCGGCAATGTTGTTAGTAGCATCGTTGATGCCTGACAACTGTTCTTTGATTTGATCGAGTTTTTCACCCATGATTTCAATTTTTGATGTTAAAGATTTTAATTCTGTCAAAACTTTTTCGTCACCATGATTATGATGGTGAACGTGGATATGTATGTCCATTACAACTGAGTTTTAGGCGCCTCGTTTACGTTATCAGCTATGTTTGTCTTTTCGTCAATAACATTGTTGATCTTTTTATTGACTACTCCAAACAATCTACTGGCTATGTCGCTGCCGGTATATCCTACAAAAGCAAAACCGATCTTGATGTAATCAACAATTGCGGGCTTCCATTTCAGAATGTTATCCAGGAACAGCAGGAACATAACAATAGTCAATACCGATGCCGTTATTGATAACCAGTCCTGCTGGAAGTATTGGCCGAGCTTAAACTCTACATTTGCCGCCCGGGCTTTGTCCTGCAAGGATTTCATCTTAAGTACAGTCTGTAATGCCATGCCCACAAGGGCAACGCCAAAGCATGTTAAGTATAGCGTGAATGTCATATCATTATATTTTGTATTTCCATTTAAATCCACCTGCTGATTTCGCTATATATCCTTCTCCATCTTTTTTCTCCTTGCAACATTTAATTATATGTCCTTTGCTTACCTGTGTTATTTCTGACGCCTGTGTTATTGACGGCCATTCTTTTAAAATGTTACCATCCATATCCAACTGGATAATCGCCTTCCTTTTATGAAATAGGGAGGCTGATATCAAAGGTTTAGTGCTTTCAGATACCGCATGGCCTTTTAATTTTATCGACAGATACCGTTTGTGCTCTTCACTATGGGGCCGCCCCTTAGTTCCGTTGGCTCCGATTTTATTTAGGCGCGACAGCCTTTCTTTCGTTTCCCTGCTCCTAATTTTGCCCGTATTCGACTTTGATATTTTATCTTTAATTTCCTGAGTAAATGTTATTCCCTCTCCACCATCGCATATATTTAATAACCTGAATCCTAAAAACCTGAAATACGTAATGTAAAAACGCTCTTCATCTACCCAGTTATCGCTATAAACAATTTCCAATACTTCAATCTTTGCAGTTAGCCCTTTTTGCTTTAGCCCTTTTAGCCAATTCGTTTTATGTTTATTGTGTTTGCAAAAATGGTGATCGGCAAGCCGCTTAGTAAGACTCTGATATGTCTTACCAATATATCTAACCTCATCTGTAATGGGATGAGCAAGCGTATATATTATAACTTCTTTGCAATCCATACTGCGCTAACTTTTGTTGGCATTGGGATTTGTTTTACGGTCTTTAAAAAACTTGTATAAATTATAAGCTCCTGTTGTAACCCCTGCGAATATGGCTGCTATTGCTGCCCCATCGCTGAGAGTAAACCGGGCTATAAATAATAATATTGTCGTAACGATCGTCATATATACGTTGCCAGGGCCGTATTCATGATTCATATGTCTGTGCGGCATTTGAACTCGATTTAAATTCGTGATCGGGTTCGGGTTACTGGAATTTGGTTTGTATAGGATGGAGGTTAATAGTTGCTATCGCTTCGGCACCATTTCCGCATACGTAGCCTTCTCATTACCCATCTTAATTTCATCGAAATAGAGCACTCTCAACTTTGTATCTGTTGTGCCGCTCCCGTTCCAGGCCGATTTGTAGATACCCAACTTCAAATTGGGGTTCTTATAATCGCCTCCGACCTTATACATGTTGGGCCCGGTTCTGCTTAGTATTTTAATATCATCCCGCCATATTTCAATTAACCCATCAGAACCGGATGAATGCTTAACATGCATCACATAAGCATGCCATTTGTCTTTGTCAATCAACCCGAGATCAACCCAAATATTACCCATAACACGTAGATACAACCGGTCTTTCTTTGTTCTTAAGCAAAGAGCAGGCGTTGCACTGCCGCCCTGGTGCCACTGAATTATTACCTCATCACTCCTGTCATATTTGTAACCAGTTGATGGGAAATAAATAGCGTATGAATACCACCGGTTGAGGTTGGTGATTGTCGGGAAAGTAATCTCAGCACGGGTGCCGGAATTATTCAATGGGTCGCCATCGCGGAGTTCGAACCTCAGTGAATGGGTTGGGCTGTATGATAAAGTCGATGATGTTGTTATACCGTAGCTGGTTGTTGTCTGCCTTACGGCAGTTGTGCTCGATAGGCTTACGCCTTCGCAATTTTGGTAGTACAAAATATTGCTCTGACTAAATGCAAAGACCGGTAGAAGCAGTAAGATTAATAAACGCATAAAATAATCTTTGAGTTAGTAATGTTTTTTTAGGATGTTGGTTAATACTTTAACACCATTATATTATATGTTCTTGCTGCGATATTTGCCGTGCCACCGCTAACGTTATGTAGTCTAACAGTCACCGTATTAGGTGCCGAAACCCATGCATCGTAAATCTCACCATTGCTCATTCCGGCTCCGTCCGATATTGTAACCTGCACGACATCACCTGACACAGCCCCGGTCACTGTTGCGGTGGTAGAACTGCTGCTATTAGCGCCAATTGATGGCGGGTCCCATGAGAGTGTTCCGCGTAATACCTGATTGTACGGAGCTACCTTCACCTGATCTGTATTAGGGTCTATCCATGCAACGTTGGCGGGTGTAGCTGAACTATCGCGAGTAGGCAAGTATAATTTGCCCTGAACCTTTACATGCCCATTTGTGCCGGTTTGTATAGCATACTTATTTATAATCGTTGCATTAGTCCCAGCAGCTGGCGCATCAACAAAAAGGTTTGTTATTGAAGGAAAGTTTACCCCAGTATTAGCCGCTGCTATTGTTGGAGCTGAAAATAAATTGATACTGTAAGAGCTTGCCGTTCCGCTGGCAGAAGTAGTTTGATCTGTATAAGTTGCGGCGGCTAAATACGTCTGCGCACCTGAACTTGTTAAATCCTTATCGCCTCCGACATTCAATTGTCCTTGTGTGTTAGTAGTTCCTGTACTTAACACTGAGCCGTTAAAAAGAAAATTGGCATTGCTGGTTAATGAGCTTGCCCCGTTCCAATATGCTATACGACCGGTGGTGCCTGAGCCAGAAAGGCTGCCACCACCGGTGCTAAAGTTTGCGCGAACCCAATCTCTTGAAGCGAACAACTTATAATTCGATCCATCCGCGCCTTCATAGAAAGTTGAATCTGAATTGTACCTTATTCGCCCTGCCGTTGCTGTTGAACGCTGGGCCGTTGTTCCATTCGCCAGGTGGGTATGTGAAGTAACAGCGGAATTGTTCACGGGCACATTTATCGTATAGGCGCTGGCGTCGAGTGCAGTAATGATGTTGTTATTGACAACCTCATACAATGGCTGATTCGTTGAAGTACCTATCCGAAACGGCGCAGCCGCAGTTAATGACGGCGTAGCGTCATCGTATATTAGCGAATTACTACCGAACTGAAATGAACCATCGTTCTTAATAAGACCTATAACAGAATTTGAGCTATTCCTTAATACAACCCCCATACTACTGCTGCTGTTTCCTTGTGTCATTATATTCATTCTGGCGCTACCTAAACCGCTACCTTCAATCTGCCCCAACCCATAAAACCCAATCGAATCAGCGAAGTGTGTTGTGTTGCCTATTGAACTGCTACCGGTGAATTTAGCAATTCGATATAAGTTGCCGCTGGGTAATCCCAATGCCGCTGTAGAAACTTTTCGATTAAGCACCCCATTAGCGTCGAATATGCCTATCCCTTCACTGCCACTTAACCCACTTGAAGATGGCAAACCGGCCACATAATTAGACTGGAATTTGAACACTTTTAGTTTCCCCGATGCTGGGACCTGCGCTATTGCGGCGCCGCTAAATAATACCGTAATTATTATTGCTATAATTCTCATAGACGAATTTTTGATCTGAATGCATTTTTACCTGCTGCGTGGCCGCTATTATCCCAATGAATGTTATCAGTATCGATATCTATTGAAGGGTTGGTGAATGAATTAACATCTACAAACACTACCGGATAACCGAGTATTCTAAACTCATTCACCACATTCTGGATTATCAGATTGGTCGCGTCAACACCCGCGTTGTTCTTAGGTGTGCCGGCGCTCATTGCCGTATATCCAGCTGATAATAATTTCTGAATACTGCCAACTACCATAGATTGCGATGAAGTCGGAATCTCCATTACCCCGAACGCGTCAAGGTTTGTATTCTTATTGTCCAAAAGGGTAGCCTTTATCGTGTGTGAACCGTTGCTAAGGCCGGTGTAAACAACAGCAGCAGACACTAAATCTTCTGTCCTTGTTGAGCTATTCGCGAACACAGATTGATTATCCGCTATTCCATTCTCATCTACCGTGTCAACCGCAATGCCGTCGATTTCTATTTTCAGCCGGCCGTAGTCCTGTGTTGTTCCATTCGCACCCAGGAACACCATGCCAACGTTATCGCCGTCAAATGTGTATGTTTTGCTATCGCCTGCTGATGAGGCAACACTCAGTCTCCCTGTGCCAGATAGTAAGTATTTGCTTTTTTGAGGGTAACTTGAGCTAAGATCAAACGTGGACCATGACCCGGTAGTTGTTAGGTTAGGATCATTAGACGCAATTGCCGTGTCTAAGAAGTGGTTGAAAATTGCCGCCCTGAATGCGTATGGAAACATGCCCTGCGTAGCTGACCCGCTGGAACTTTTTAGGTAATCGTTAAACCCAATTAACACTGTGGTAGGGTTTCTATTACTCTGCCCGAAGGCCGCAAAATCACGGTACATTTTAAACTGAACATCCATAATACCCGTACCGCTCTCTCCCACGTTATTGGCGGTCATTCCGAGGTTTGTTTCCAATAGAGTTATATATTTATTGCTGCTGGGCGAGGCGCCTACCCCCGCGGTATAGCTATCGCCGAATGCATCCCAGGTTGACCCAACGAAGTACACAGAATCAGGTATTATTGTATCATCTTCAATAGACATGGCCATTTTAGTAACCCATGAACCACCTTCCTTGCGTTGTTGATGCAGATCGCCATTTATGTATATTATTCGCCAGCTACTGTCCTGATCAGCAGGCCCGAAAAAGAATGCATTGGAATAAATTGTACCGACTGGCAGATATTGGTTAACCGTATCAACGATATTTTGAGTACCGCCACCACTTCCATTGCTCGCAGCGGTTACTCTCCCTTTTTGATCAACCGTAATATTTGCGTTAGTGTACGAACCAGGTGTAACAGAAGTTGGCGCCAGTACTGCATTAGCCAATCCAGGACCCGTAGCTGCTACATCGCCATTCAAACCGGTTATATAGTTACCTGCAGGCTGACCACCAGCCATTGCCGCTCTTAAAGCTCTGGCAGTGTCCGTTAACCTGGGAATTGAGGCTATCCAGCTGATGGTATCAGCTCCCATCAAAATTTTGTTTGAGTTGGTGGAGAATACAAGGGTTTGATCGTGGTCAATTTTTTTTATTTTATTCGGCCCTACAAACAATGTATCACCGGCGCCAGTAGCATTAACCAGCGCCTGTTGCTTCTGATCAATCCTGAAACTCAAAGACACGGTATCGTTCTTGCGCAGATAAGGGTACAGCATCAACAGCGTATCCGAATACTTAACCCTGGCATCTATCCGGAGAGACATTGATGTAGTATCGAGAGCCGAGCCACCTTTTGCGCCACCGAGGATTTCAAGCGTATCACCGCCGATGATAATTGTAGAATCATTAAGTACGGTAGATTTCTTAAATGCAGTACGGCCACCGCCTTTATTATACAACACGCCGCCTTTCTCCGTATCGCGGCCAGAATTCAAAAGAATAAGCTCACTATTGCCACCTATCTTTTCATACTTCACACTATCAGCGCGAATGACATAAACACTTTGGGCCTGACTCAGTAAGCCGATAAAAATAAAGGGCAATAAAAAAAGAATCCGTTTCATAAAATGTTACGTTATAATAATTCTACCTGTAGAAAGTCCGCCGAGATCAATTGCATAGGATGTGGTATTATTAGGATCATCAGGTACTATCTCAACATTTGTTTGCCGGTACTTTCCATCATCACCTAAAATCTCAACATATATCACTGCAGCATCACCAAACCGGTTTATCCTTGTTGCATCCCAGGGTAAAGTGAATGTTGCTATGTTCGAAAATGGAATGACTTCATTCTTCCCTGATGCATCCGGATTGACAGGATCAGGAGTAATTATTTGATCGAGGCAGCAGGAACCTATAAGGAAAGGCATAGTTCAATTTTTATAGGTTCAAAAGGTTTTTTCCAATTAGCATAGAGATGTTTTTTACTAAGTATTCTGCTTAACTGATCGGGTTTCACAGGGTATTTTTTCACTAAATCTTTTTGCCTAACGCCTGATTTATAATCCAGGATCATATTTTCAAATTGATCTTTAGTTAAGCATCTCTTTGCAACTCTTCCCTTCCCATTATCCCTTTGTGTCTTAACTCTCTTTATAATACTTTCCTTCCGTTGTTTAATGCCTCTCATTTTCCTTTTTGCCTCAGCAACTCGAATTAAATTCAAAGCAGATCGTGGTGTTCCCTTTTTCATGTTTGTATTACCTTTCATTACATTACTCATATGCGCCTTCATTTCGGGTGTATGTCGATGAAATGACTTACCACCATTCTCTATGTTATATCCGCATTCAGGATCTTGTGCATTGAATAACTTTATATAAAAACACTCCCACGCATTAGTGATATCCGTATCATCTCCGCATTCCATTAACGTTTCATGACTAAACTTTTCCCGACCCAATGATCTTACCGCCGCTCTAATTTTAGTACCACCACCTATATAGTGTTCTCTGCCTTCAGATAACTTCTGACCTACATATATTTTATGGTTTACTAAATTGACTGTCAGGTAAATTCTCATTGAATTATTTTGATACTTTAATAATTATTTTGATTACATACAGAGCAAAAAAATATTACCATTTGCCTATGGGGCATTTTTCATCAATTACCAGAGCCTTTTCGTTAATCGGGCAACCACACTTTTTACAACCGATACCACTACCCAGTATATCATTCTGCAGCACATCATCAATAAACTTCTTCAGCCAATGCTCTTTTGCATGCGGGCACTCTACACAGATTGCAACCCGTTTGCGCGCCAGCTCCTTATTCTCGTCGCTGACTTCAACAAGGCCCAGTGACTTCGACCATCCTTCCGCTATGTTTTTTAAATTGCTCATGAAATAATAACCCTCCCCCTTTCAACGAAACCCGCCAGGTTGATCAGGTAATAGGTTGTATTAACGATATCATCAGGACTCACTGAAACTGCAACAGTCTGGTAAGCTGTGCCGGTCCAGACCTCGACGGTAAACGAGGCACCGGCACCAAAGCGTTGTTTTCGGTTAGGGTTCCATGGAATAAGAACCTGATCAACATTTTCAAAAGGAATGGTTTCGTTGGGGCCATAGGTAACGGGAGTGTATGACTGAGCTTGCACCCGTTCATCACAGCACCCTCGCCGGTCATCATCATCGTATAGCCCGAAGATTACGCCGCTTTGCTTTTTGGTGCCTTTATCACACCCACAGTCGCGGGTGTAGCCAGGATAGCCAACTTCGCACATGTATTGGTGCAGGTCTTCAATCAGCGGCGTGATTCGTTCCTGCAAGCCTTTATCTAGCAGATGCTTCAGATCCTTCAGATCAATCGTAACTGATTCCTGGGTTTGTGCTATAGTCTCAGGATAATTCTTAATAACACCCTTTGCAGTAAATCGGGCTCGGTTAACAGGCAGGGCCACAAACCACACGCATTCGGCAACAATCTTATGCAGGTAGTTCACCCATAGATCCTGTTGCATTTCATTTAAGTAGGTATCGGAATTAACGTAATCGCCTGGTTTGAGAATTATTTCTTCTCGGCCAGTGCGTCCGTCATTCACAATTGTCTGGAGGGTATCCTTATTCGATGAGGTAACGAGCAAGTTTTTGTTATCGATAAGGCTATTGTATGCAATCGGCCCTATGATTGGCTTAACAAAACGACGCTCAGCGATAATGATGTTATTCATGATCAACCTTGCATCCGCCTCGTGATCTGTAGGTGCGTGGAAGATCACTTCATCGGTAGTGATCAATACTTTCGTCCGTAATATATTAACGCCGATCATTCCTTACCTCCTGTGTTTTGATCATCATTCTGTTTGCTGGCATCACCAGCTGCAGCTTTCCCTTTCACCTGGCTGATCTGCATGTTACCGGTGCCATTGGTCGAAGGGCCTTTACCTATCTCCTGGCGACCTTCATCAACGGTGAGCAGAGAATTGATATCGAGATTACCTTCGAGGCCAACCGGAATGACGGGTTGAATTGTCCATGGTAGATCATAGAATTTAGTTCCCTTGAACTCATCAATGATTTTCATGAGCGGGAATATGAAGTTGTTCAGGATCGTCTGCTGAACTGGTATTATAACAGTGTGGAACTTTCTTTTGAACAGTTGAGCCAGGTAATCACCCCCCTTGCCAAGGCCGGCTTTATCGTTCATATCCAAAAGCTCTTTTGACCAGCCGTTGGCGCTCACGATTTTTCCCTCGTTGTGGCGATCGAACTCGACGAAATGGCCTTCGTGGGTTTGAGTGAATGGGGTGAATTTAGTGTCGCTTATTACACCTTATGAACTCGCGGTAAAAATCCTTCGTTGCTTGCCCTTACCCATGAAAGTTCTCCGAATATCCTTCAGTAGCTTATTGGCTTCCGGTTGAGAGACCTGCCCCATTATCGTAAGAACACCGGCCAGGAACATATTATTTTCGAAATTATCAAGGTTAAATCGGGCAACATTATATTCGAGATAGGCCTGAATGAATCCGGCAAAATTTGATGGCAACCCATAATAATCAACTCCCTGTATTTCATTTTTCACCACAAGCATAGTACGAAATACCCCGGGCTTATTAGGATCCTCCATCCACACATCTTCTTCACTCAGTGGATTATCTGTCCAGATGGGAATCATAATAGGTTTAGCATCCTCTTTAAAGGTTAACAGACCTTCGTTGCGGAATTCCCTGGACCTGATAACATGTGTAGGTTCATCTCCCTCTTTAGGCTCCGCAAATCGGCACTCGAGGTTATTATGCTTGTATACGTGTACATATTTTTCACCGGCAATCTCCGTGCGTACAACTTCTATGAAATCGTTCCCATCCTGATAGTAGCTTTCAGCTATGGCCTTCAAAACGGTGTCAATGGTTTGACCTTTACCGTTTATCTTTTTATCGAAATCCTTTGGGAACTCCTGATCTGTCACCTGCAGGCCCGCACCTACGGTATAGAAAGTCTTATCATTTATGCAATTCGCCTGCGTAGGAGAAAGTAGCCTTAAAGTAAGTAGCTTCTGAAACAGTGTATCGTTAGGAGCAAAAAATGGATAATACCCCCCATGTTTGTATGAAGTAAATGCCTTACCCGAAAAGTCAATAGGCAAAGCAATTTCCGGATCGAAATCATAAGAGTTTTCCCTATGATCATCGGTTTCGCCTGTTGGCGCCGGTTGCTTTACTTTGGCTGTAGTCTTTTTAACTGTTGTTTTGCGTGGCGGCATTACTTCTTAAATATTTTCTTTTCGAGTTCCTTCATCTTCATTACCTGTAGATCAGGTAGCGTGGGTAACGATTCAAATAGTTTCAATAGCTCCGGATTGCTTGACTTCCTGGCCATAATACCCAGGTCAATTAGGTCAGAGTAGGATCGGTCCTTAAGAACAACACCGCTATTGTTGAAGGCAATAACGGTGTTGTTGAAGGCTGGATATATTGATACAGAACAGGAACTACTCATAGGGATAATTAGCTTTCGTCATCGGCCTGCAGTGCTTCTAAAGCAGCTGTACCACCTGTGAACTCGTATGCTCCACGGTTGAAATCGCCAACCAATTTGGTTTGTTGACCATTCTGATCCTCGAATAACTTACCAGTTGTACCGGTAGAACCGTTTTGTTGCATACGCCATTCCCTGATGCTGCTGCCGTTGACGTATTTCTCAGCGAGCACAATAACTTTTCCTGAATATAATTCCAGAATAACACCGATGCCGCAACAGGCTGAAGCCCTGTCTACCGCTTCGTTCCATTGGGTTATAGCGTGACTTAGATCTGACAGAAGGAATTCCACGTTATGCTCATACTTAACAGACGTGCCGTTATTGAGCGATTGCGTATAACTGTAAGCGGCTTCCTTGTAAGTGAATTTTACAGGGAAAAGATTACCGCCACCTTCCGCCGTCACACCTGCACGCCTGGCTATGGCAGTATACTCAGGTTTATTTCCATCGGCATCAGCTGCAGCTTGGGTAAAGTCGAAGTCATCACGATCGAAAATCCACGCACGCGAGACACCACCAGAGGTTGACGCACAGGCGACATCGTAATTTTTGAGTTTAACGCAGAGCATTTTATAAAAGATTTTAAGTGTTCGAGTATTTTTGGATTAACACGGATCAGGTGTTAATCAGAATTATGCGGGAAGTGCCAGCACGCTGTGCTCAGGTAAAGCTACCTGCGTACCTGCTTTCAGGGCAGTACGATAAAACCAGGAGTTTGCTTTGTAATCGTACCACACTACCAGTGCTTCATTCTCTTCGGGCCCATCACCATAA